ATCGTCTAGCTTATATAGTTTATTGCCTTTATCATCTTCGGCTTTAAGTAATAAAACATCTGCAAATAACGTAACATCGTCAGACTTTCTATCACGACTTAATCTTCTTTTTTCTGCTAAAGTTAAAGGTCTAGCATATATAACAGATGGTTTGCCATCTTTGGTTTCCCATTCTGGTATCTCAATACGTTTTATGTCTTTTGATTTAAAATGTTCTTTAGCGGATTCAAGTATATCACTCATAAGAGATTTAATACTTAAATAAAACTAAATAGTCAAATTAATTAAACTGTTCCCCTAGTTAACGCACCAGTTAAAGTAGCTGAAAAAGTTGCTTCTATCATACCATCAGTTGGTGTTGAAACAGAATTAGCAGTAATTAACCATGTACCGCCAAAATAATAATCTGCTGAATCAGCACCCTCTGGATATAAATAAAGAGTCACTTGTTCACCTTCCGCTATTGCTATCTGTCCGTTAGTGTCTGTTTCGTCCCAGAAACACTCGACAGATGCAGTTGCACCTTTTTTGCCAACTTGGAAAGTTTTGGAAGTATCAGTTAATGTAGTATCTTCTAATAATTCTGCTGTTGTGTCTAAAGTAAAACTTCTCACTTCTGCAATAATATTAGAACCACATTTTACTAAACCTGAACTTCCTGTATGTGTTGCCATTATTTATTTTCCTCTTTTTTTATTTTCTGTTTAGCTTTATTACTAAACACAGGTTTTGTAACAGCATCGTTGACCTTTGTGTAGCCCATTTTCAAATAATATTCTTCCTTATCTGCAAATGTTTCGATTACACTATTGCCGTCAGGTGTTTTTAATTTTATTCTATTGGTTGCCATAATAATTATACTCCAGTCTGTACTGCATTTTCGACAGTACTGTAAGAAATTAAATAGGTCAACCTCATTAATCCTGTTTTCTGACTAGCGGTATCAAATTCAATATCAGTTGAAACTAATTTTGTATCTTTAGCGTGTCCACCACGTGAAATATCAGTTACCATCGCTTCTTCAACTTCTTCTGCAATCGTATCAAGCGTATCATCTATGTTAGCTGTACCTCTACAATGTGCTTCTATAATTAAATTTAATGATCTGAATTGAGTTCGTGTATTTTGTCCAATCGTATAATCTTCAACTGTTTCATCTAAAGTATAAATAATTAAAGCTGGAAGATTTCCAGTCTGCAAAGGAAAGTATCTTGTTTCATAAACATTTGAACCAGTAGTGGATAAGCTAGTAACCGTAGTTACCACATGTTCTCTAATTGCTTTTCTAACGTGAGCCATATTATCCTGATAATGTAAATTTTGTCATTCCTGTTCCGTCAGGAAATATCTCTTTGATATAATAGGTAACGCTATCAATAGCAAAAGTATCATTGAAAGTAGCATCAGAAACATCGCTACTTTTACAAGTGAACACTGGTGTTTCTTCTATGACTCCAGCTTCACCTACACTTTGCTCTATTGATTCTTTATCGAAAATTCCTTTAACTGTTGAACTTGAACTAGCACTAACATCAGTAAAAGTTGCTGATTTAGCAAAATCGTCTGTATCAAAAAATATTGCCCGTTCTGTATCTGTTTCTATTGCCATACTACTTGTTTTTTTTTAAACATTTTGTTAATAATTTAACTAGAAATGGATTGGCCATGAATATCTTTTCAAAACCATTACCTACTGCAATCGCAATAGGTTCTTCGCCTTTCTCATTTACATCAATATCTTCCATATTCATTATTATATGAAATAACTCATGCATTAAAGTATTAAATAACTTTAAATCTTTCAACCTTTTATCTAATTGAAGTATATGTAAATTAGGATCGTATAATCCTAAACAATCTTGAAGTATGACATAATGAACTTTAACCTTTCTTTTACCATACCTGATAAAAGACAGTTTCATTAAAATACTAATATATATAAAACAACAACTGCAACAACAATACCAGCAGATATTTTTGGATTGTCTTTTGCTATTTTAAACCAATGTTTAAAATTAGTTATCATAACAGACTCCTATTTTTTTTTTCGTGAAAAAAAACTTTTCTTTTTAACAGTTTCTTTATTTTCAGGTTTTTTAGCTGATTCAGCACTTGCAGTAGCTTTACCCATGCCGATTAATAGTTCTCCATCGTTTTGAGTAGCTTCTATTACATCGCCAACTTTTGCTAATTGACCTTTAACAAATGTTTGTTTTAGTATTTTTATCTTCATAATAATTCCTTGTATATAAAAGAAAAGGCGTGGTCAATGCCACGCCTAATCTTGTAAATGCATTAATTACGCATTATTATCTTGAATTGCCGCAAAACTTTCTGCGTGTCTAACAGCAACATCTACATCGTATAACCCAATTATTCTAGTACCACCTTTAGCGGCATTAGTATAAGGATCAACAGATATATCTAAACTACCCCATTCTCCAACAATCAGGTCATTAAAATTCCCGAAAGTTAAAGCAGAGCAATCCCCACTTGATGACCCTTTTGTAAGAGTATCAGGCGAGTTTGTTGTTGAAAAGACATTGTAACCCAGTAGCTTGTTTTGATCGTTCATGATCATGACAGAGTCAGAAGAACCGACTTTAGCCGTAGCCATTAAACGAGAAACTGCAAGTGGAGAAGTAACCCAAGCCAACGCACCTATATCTGCGTTGTCAGTAGCAACTTCTTTCCAAGTTTCAACAGCTAATGCCCAAGTAAAGGCACCACCATTCGTTCCGATAGCAACAGAACCAATACCTGATGTATTTAAAATACCAGTTGGCTTGTTACTAGAACCAGAACCTTGAATGGCTTGTTTATCAACTTCATTAGAAAGTGTTTTTAAAATATCATTTCTAACAATAGTTTCGATTGCTGGAGTAGATTGGTGCATTAAGTGTCTTGATATGTCAGTAAATGTTCCCAAAGTTTTTGGAGCCATTGTGACTTGTCTGTAAGTTGGATTAACTTCCGTTACTGCCGAATTTTCTCCAACCCATGATGCAGAATTAACTGCATTTTGTGCTGGTATAGCGACATCGCCAACTAAACCACTTAAAAATAAAGCACCAGCTTGTTTCACAACCATTCTTGCTCTTAATGCTTCAATAAATGAACCACTTAAAAGGTTAGTTGCTACCAAGTTTCCACCATCACCAGCCGATCCTTGAATAAGGTCTCTAGTCCAACGAACGTCTGTTGGAACATAGACACCTTTAGGAGTTTTGCCAGTTTTACGAGAGATTTCATCAGACGCTTCTTTTTCAAGTTCAGCACCAGACCAATTTCCAGTTGTCATAGCTTTAATAGCTTTGACAAGAGAATAATCTCGTGATTCCTTGTTAGAAAGTCCAATGTCATCTTTCTTGTCCAAAGGTTTTGCTTCGCCAAGTTTGTTTAAAACAACTCCTCTAAATTGAGCAAGATTTGTGCCATCATTAATTGCTTTATCCGCTAGGTCTTTGCAGTTATGCTTTGCACCTAATGAATTAATTTCTTTAATTCTAGCTGTTTCTTCTTTTCTCGCTTTAGCGATTTGTTCTTCAACATTAACTTGTGGAGTTTCAACTTTTGGATTTTCTTTTGCTTTTTCCATTGTGTTTTCCCTAGTTATGATCTCAATAGTTTCTTTACAACTATCTTGATCGGTTGAATTATCATATCTACTACGTCCTACGCCAACAGTTGTGTCTGCTGGTACGGAAACAATAGACGCTTCCAATGGTTTCCAATTAACACGATAAGTTGGACTTTCCTCGTCCTTATCATCGCTTTTAACCTTATCCATCTTCATTATTTCGTAGCCAACACTCACATTACTGCGAATACCATCTACGACATCATGAAAAACCTCATCAGCTAGTTTTGATTTACCAAATCTAACGACTGCACGACCGACCTTGTCTGCATCGCTGATTTTAGCTTCTTCAATGACTCCTATTTGCTTTTCTAAATCGTGGTTGAGCAATAATGGTGCTCGTCCACTAGCAATAAATGAAAAGTCAACATCTTTTGGATTATGACTTAAAATTTCTGTTCCAAAACTTCTATCGTATGGTTCTTCAGAAGAAAAAGCCAAGTCAACAGTTCTGTTATTTTGACTAATTGCTTTTTGATTAAAACCAAAGACACGATATAGTTTTTCTTTATCTGATTTTTGTGTAATCACTTTATTTTCTTTATTTTCTTTCGATTGTAAATTTTTTTGTTCGGTATTATCTTTTGTAGAAACTTCTTTGTTAATAGATGTTTCGCTATCAGATTTTTTGCTGTCCCCTTTATTGTTAGAGTCATTTTTTATAACATCTTTTATATTTATCATATAATGAATATCTATTATTTTTCTTCTTCTTCTTCAACCTCATTTGATATATTTTGTTGAATCTGTTTTTGACCAAAAGGTTCAAAAGCTAATTGTATTCCAAATTTTTCTGCTAATTCCTTATCAGATTGTATCTGGCTAAATACATCTTCTACATCACGACCATAACTTGCTTGAACGTCTTGATGGGATAAAAAACCATTCTCTACGCCTACTTTTAACGCTTCAACTTCTTTTTTAGGATCAATCCATTGCCAACCTCTTGCTCTCCAGATAGGTTGATTAAATTTAGGAAATTTAGAAGCTGGAAGATCATTTAATAAGTCTGTTAATAAAACCATTTCCAACCAATTAGCATAAACAACATCGTGAAAATTTCTAGTAATCTTATATTGTTCACATTGAAAATAATTTCTTTCTTCTAATGCACCTTGTCGAATACTTGAATAATTTACACTCTCTAAATCGTTGGCAAGTGTATTATAACTAACATTTAAACTACTTGCTATTGATCGAATAATTGATTTAGTAAAATCTTTAAATGCTGTTGTTGGGTGTTGTGGATCGAATGTTTGAAAGTCAGTTCCAGTTGGTAATTGTTCAAATGTTCCAGGTTCAGCAGACATAACTGGATTATTAGTATTTGTTTTATCTTCTCCAGTATAACTATCAGCATCAGCAGATTTAAAAAATCCCATTTTACTTGCACCTACTCTTGCCGCAACCAGTTCAGCTTCCATATAACCATCTAACATTTTTAAATCTTTTAAACACGATGATAAAGGTGGAATACCTCTTGTTTGATGTGGTCTTTCTTGATGATAAAAATGAATAATCTCGTTAGCTGGTACAATATTATATTTTACACCTGGATAAGAACTTGCACTTAAATTTAGATCATCGTTTGGGTGTCTTTTTAATAAATGATAATTGATTGGCTTACCAAACTTATTAATTTCAATTCCCATTCTAACTTCGTTGCCATTTTGTAAAACTATATTTAATTCTGTATCTAAAAAATCAGCTTCAATAAATTCGATAGCAAATTTATGTGGATTATCAAAATTTTTAATAATTCTAACTAAAACCTCGCCATCTCTTGCAAATGTTTCAGCAAATAATCGTTGGCAATCAACCCAACTCATTTTAGTATCAGCAGTACATTGATAACCCCATTCTTTCCAACGTCTTTCAATCATATTATTAGCAAATGAATCTAGTTGACCATTTGGATCACGACTTCTGACTTGTAAATGAACTCCTTTAGCACCAATAACATTATCTGTATAAACATTAATAAATCTTCTTGCATAAGCATTATTTCTTGCTAAATCTCTTGATCTGTTTCTTAAAACTCTTAAACTTTGTTTTATTTCAGTATCGGCAGATTTAGATGTTTGAATAAAATTACTTAATAGTCTATGTGTTCCAGCACCAGAATAAAAAGACCTTTTGTTTGATCTTCTTCTGAATAAATTTTTAATTCGTTCAAGATATGTCATTGAATTGTACCTTTACTACTCTGCCTGATCCTTCATTATTTCCAGTTCTAAATTCGGCAACTTCTTTTTTATATTCTGCTCTATAATAATCTCTCCATCTTAATAATTCTTCAACGGTTAATTTATTAAGTGAACGTCCAGCTATTGAATAACTTGAAACATCTGCATCTGCTCTATTTTCTAATATGCTCTCAATTTTATCGAGCATAACTTTGGCGTGGCTTCTGGTATCTCCAGTAGTTGCAAAATAATTATCTTTAACAGTTATTTTTCCTGAATCTATAACTAATTTTTCACTATCACTATCTTGAATAACTTTTAAAACCCAAAAATAATCTCCAGCAGTATAATTAGCTGTCGCTGAATCATCTAATGTAAATGTATATTCTGTTCCTGACTCTGTAACTGTTGCTGAAAATCTTGTTGAACCATCGCTTTCTAATGATGCTTCCCAAACCATCGAATAACTTGATGGTGCATAATCAGCACCTATATCGGTTCTTTTCCAAACAATAGTTTCGCCTTTATAAAAACTTATCGGTTCTTTTTCTGGTATTGTTGTAAAAATATTAGCCATTAATTTTAATCATTCCACGATTTCGCAAAATTACTATTCTTTTGATAATGTTTCAACCTATTTGGGTTGACTTTATTAGGATTATTTGTTTGCACTTTTTTTTGTCTTTGAGCAATCGTATTCAAATCAGCGTTTAATAAAATAAAAGCCGATACTGCATATACTCTACAATCCAATGCTTCGTTTCTTGGTCGCATTAATACCCATTCTCTTTTTCTAAATCCCCTTCGGTATTTCGATATAACCTTTTCCGCTGTAAGCTGTCTAAAATATTCCTCATTATATCTAACAGGAAAATGGCAATATCCAGCACCATAATCTTTTATTCTTAATCGTGAATATATCAATTCTTTAGCAGTATCAACGCCAATAGAAAATAAAGGTACCTTTGCAATATTATTTCGATTAGGTCTGCTTGCAATAGACTTACCCTCTCCACCCATACCCTTAATTGCAAATACTCGTCTTGCATATCTTGGCTTACAAAATTTATAAACCATATTAGTATGGTGTCCTGAATCAACACAGGTAGATACTATTTTTAATTTAGTTTTATTAGGTAGTTCATAGGTTTTAGTTAAAATCATATCAAGTTCTTGCCAAATATTATTAGCTGATGGATCTCCAAAAATAATATGATAATCAATACTCCATGTTTCTTCTTCTAATCCCCAACCAACAACTTCTACCTCTATTCGATCATCTTGAATATCAACTCCAGCAGTTAATAAAACAATATTATTATGTATTTGATAATCTTCACGCCTTTCATATAATCCAAGTTCGTCAATTCTCTCTCCCTCATCTTCCCAACTCTCTCCAAGATAGGTATTTACAAATACTCTTAATGTTTCTGGCATCTTTTTAGCCATAAGGAATTCTCTGACTGCCTCTTCCATTGTAACCCATACTGAATAAAGCCCATTTAGGAAAAAACCAGCACGACCATTAAATTTCTCGGTCGCTTTCCATTTACCTTTACTTATATTTTGAATTCTTTGAAAATCAGTCCAAGCTATATTACAATATTCACAAATATATTTAGCTGTATCTGGTTTGTTTTTTTCCCATTTAACATTAGCCCATTTTAATACTTGTAGCTTTCTACATTTATGACAAGGAACATAAAACTTACGCTGATCGCTTTGTCCGTATGCTTCTTCAATCGCACTAGCCCCTTTTACTGTCGGAGTGGAAGTCAGAACTAACTTACTATCCCAAAAGGTAGCACTTCTTCGTTTAGCTAACATAACAGGATTACCTTCTGTTCCAGCAGTCGGTGGGTACCTATCTATCTCATCGCATAATACAATCTTAATAGGTCGTGAAGCTAAAGACGCAGGACTATTTGCTCCACAAGCAGTTATATGACCACCATCAAATATTTTATGTAATACAGTATTGCCTGAATCTTTACTTTTTACTTCTGCAACTCTATCTTGTAAAATAAAACTATCTCTAATCATAGGCGCCAGTCTATCTTGACTCCACGCTCTAGCCATTTCTAAAGTTGGCTGTACCATTAAAATAGGCGCTGGTGCGTAAGCTATATAATAGCCAATAGCGTTAAGGAGTATTTCTGTTTTACCGACTTGTGAACAAGACATAACAACAACTTCCTGTATTGCTGGATCATTAATGCTGTCCATAATTTCAGCTTGAAAGATAGCCCTACTGGTTTCAAACTTTCCAGCTTCACTACTACTTTCAGTAGATAAAAATCTAAATTTATTTGCCCACTGACTTATCGTTAAATGTGGAGGTGGTTTTATTAGATTTATTGTTGATCTCCACACTTCTTTCATCGCTTGAGATTTCATAAAGTGCCTCATATATTTTATCTTGTAGTATTAATTTAATTTCGTTAGTATTTTTAACTGAAACAACAACTGGAGCAACTTTATTTGGTATTGACAACAATTTTTGTTTTACTTTATTTACTAATTGTAACCAGGTGCTTTTTACTTCTTCTTTCGGTATTAATTCGCCTGTTGCCTTCATTTTTTCTATTTCTGCTATTTCTGCTTTGGCTTTCATAAGTT